CAAGTTACACATCTATAATAATCTGAAGCTACACTTACTAACATTGTAACTTCACAACAAGATGGACATTGTCCGTTTACAATCTCTGCATTAAATCTTACTGAGTTTTTTTCTGTCATATCTTTTCTTATTCTTTATAACTTTTTTCTTGAAGTGTCGCAACTGTCTTGCTACAGGATTTCTCTTTTTATTAGGTTTTTTCATTTAAGATGAAGTTTTTTAATACTCTTTTCACCCATGTATATTTCTGTTTCTGCTTCACTACGTATGCATTTGTAAGACACGTTAGGGTTGAACTCCCTCTCTGCAACGCGACGGGCTCGGAGGCAATCGGCCATGCTTTCTTGGATACGGTGTTCCTTAATCTCTCCGTTCCAAAACATAAGTAGAGCCACCACAGTCTCTATCATTGCGAGCTCCCGTTTGTGTATTTCATTTCACGATTTGCATCTTTAAGTTTTTCGATGTCTACTAATACTTTATCCATTTGTCCTCGTAAAAATTCTATGTTCACTTTGTTTAACGCCATAGATTCTATGTGTGCGTTTAATTTATCTGTGGTTTTGTATAAATCCTCGATCATCATAAATTGTTCGCTGTCTGCGGGCAATGATCCTAGTTGTCCACGTGGCCATTTTATTCTAAACTCTGTGTTTTCTTGTAAATCTTTTTCCATTATCTGTATACGAGTGTCTGCAATATTTAATCTCTCAATCATTTGAAAATAACCCATAGTGCCGAGTGCTACAATTATAATTAGAGAGGCAACCGTCTTCATTGGCATTTGAACGGCTGCCGACTCTGATATTGTTAATGGTTTTTTACTCATTTTTTCCAATCAAAAAGCCACGATAAATACCATCTCCACATAGCTTTTATTTTTTCTTTAATTTTTTTAATCATTTTTTTTCTCCTCTATTTCGTAGAAGAAGTTATCAGTGTCTTCTGTTCGCCACTGTTGCGTGTCTTCTACATTCCAATAGTTAGTTTGTACTTTCCAGTCAGGGACTTGGTCCTTAACTGTGAAAGAAGGTATATCCCAAATTAATCTATTGTTGGGTTGTGCTGCATAGTTGCCGTCGTTTAACGCAAGTATGTGAGCGCACTTATGTTCGTGCGGGATCTCAGAATGATCAGTATCTACTATATTACTCTCTGGATGCGCAAAATCAACAGTAAATAAATAACGTCCATAGTGCCATTTTTTATCTTTGCCTATGTATTTACCTGATTGTGATGCTAGAATATCCCAAGTAGTAATAGCAGGGTAATAAGAAAAACAATTCCAAAGTTGAAGTTCATCAAGTCTCTTACGTGGAACAGCTTCCGGTTGAAAACCACGTTGAATAAAAGCCGATATTGGTAAACGATAAAAGATAGCACCGTTCTCCATGATGGCATGGAATAAGAGCGCTTTTCCTGTAATCGCTGTAACGCCAAAGATAATGCAGTCTTCAACTTCGCCATTATGTTTTTTAAGATCATATAAATACTCCCTTCTTATCTGTGCATACTCCACAGGTATATTTGCATTTAAATAAGCCATAGTTTATCCTCACTTTATTGTACCCCAACTAACACCTTTTTTACAATTAACTTTATTGTTAATTTTAAGAGGTATAGTCTTCTCCATAATTTCTTTTATCTCGTCCTCTTCATCAATAACAGACAAACAAAGTTCATCGTGTATCTGAATGTGGGGTATTATACCTTTTTCATACAAATCTACCATTGCTTTCTTTGTCATATCTGCGGCAGAGCCCTGTATCAATTTGTTCAACGCTTTGTAGGTGAATGCTGGCGTATAAAATTTTTCAAAATGTTTCATATAATCTGGGTCTAGCTTGTTTTCTTTGATTTTATCCAACATTTCTGCCTTGTAGGCTTGCCGTGCTTCGTGTTCCGTGTACAGTGGGACTTCGTTAAATCTATTTGTTTCTGGATTCCATTCTTTATCTGTAGTCTCCCACTTATCAAATCTACAAAACCTATCGTGTAATGTAAATAATAACCTGTTCTTTTTAGCAAACTTAATTAGTTCTTGAGATAATTCTCTAACAAATGGCACACGATTATGGTAGTCATTAAATAAGTCTCTTGCTTTTGTTTCATCTAAACCTAACTCTTTTCTTAATTTTATCTTACCCATACCATAAAACAAACCAAGATTTATTGTCTTGGCCTGCGTCCTGGATATGTTTGCCATGTCTGCTACAACTTGATGAAAATCTGCGTTGGTGCTTTCGTAAATTTCTTTCACCTCATCAAGTTTGTCTTTTGTAGTTACTGGTATTTGATTGTGGTTTTGTAATATTTTTATAGCGTAATGAACTACAATACGTGGTTCTTGTTGAGAATAGTCAAAGCTAGCCCACTGATGTCCATCTTCAGGTAAAAACATACCTCTTATCTTTTTACCCATATATCCTTTTGCTGGTATCTGTTGTAGGTTTGGATTAGACATACTAAATCTGCCTGTGACTGTGCCACCGGTGTCTGATCTTATTTGATTTATGTCCGCATGTATTCTACCATTATGTACAAAATCTATTAAGCCATCTACAAAAGTGTTGGCTGCTTTATCATACTCTCTTGCCTTTGCAACATTTCGTAAGAATTTGTTAGAGTGTGTTTGTAAATAGTTCTTTGGAAGTTGTGGCATCTTAGACTTTGGTGTCATCTTGTAGTCTGTAATTTTTTGTTGCTCTAATAATTTTTTAATGGATGCTGCTGCCCAAATATCTACCTTGACTCCTGTTATATTTTGAATCGCTTGAATTATTTGATTCTTTCTTTTCTTAAGATGTTCTCCAAATGCTGTAGCTTTTTGGACATCAAATTTAACGCCTTTAAATTTCATGTCAACTAAACAAGGAAATAATTTTGTTTCTAATTCAAATATATTTCTACAAGTTTTATTTTCATTTGTTTGTGGTTTTGTGTATAATACTTCGTCTAATTTTTTATTAAATAAATTCCATAGTCTTAACGTTAAACTAACGTCTTGTTTTGCGTACTCTTTTACAATAGATGCAGGTAATTTATGCATGTTACTCATAGGGTCTTTTATTATACCACCAGACCACTCCAAAGTTTTATTTTGTAAATCGTATTTATACTTAGAGTCTTGTAGATATTTTTTTGAAAGCGAGTCTAAAGAGTATCTCATCTCGTTTTCGTTTAATACAGATGCAGCTATCATGGTGTCTACGATTCTGCCTTTTATCATAGAACCTGTTACAGCTCTTATCCAACACACGTCATACATTGCATTGTGAAATACTTTTGTAATATTTTTGTTTTGAAATATTTTTTCGTTTAAAACTTTCCAAACACTTAATTTTTTAGCCATGTTCATGTCTGTGTCAGAATGATGTAATGGAAAATAAACTGTGTCTTTTTCTGTAGCAACAGCAATACCGCAGACAAAACCATCATTACGTATTGCACCAGACCCTTTTGTTTTTAAATTAGGGTCGTAAGTTTCTATATCTATTGCAACTGTGTCAATATCTTTGAGGTTTAAATCTTCTGGTGTATTACACATTATTTTATCCCCCATGAATTAGGTTTTTCTTTTGGTAAATTTTCTTTTGGTTTTTCTACGGTAGGATAATCTCTTTCAATTATCATTTCTAAAAAGTGTATTGCTTTCAAAATATCTTCTTTTCCATTTTTGTCTTGATGACGTATAATATATTTTATAGCACAACCTTCAGGATATAACAACTTATTCTCAACTACAAACTTGCTTGGCTGTATGACATACTTTTGATAGTGAGATCCTCCGTGCTGTTTGTCCCAAACATTTTTATTTTTCATTTTACTCCTAACGTAAAGGGCCCTCTTGATGCTATGGTCCAACAGTCAACCCTGCCTCTACTGTAAGCCACATACTTTAATCTTAATTGTGTAAAGTATTCTTCTACTCTAGTTCTTGTTAAATCTACTACAACGTTATCGAATGTTAATCCTTTTACCGTATGTATGTTTGCATATTTAACTCGAACATCTCCTTCTGTATCAAATCCCTTTTTTAGAATCATTCTAATGTATAATATTCTGTCTTGATCTGTTTGAGTTCTAGTAGATGCAAAGTCATCGTACTGCACGGAATCTGCTTTTAAATATTTTTTATCTATCAGTTCATCAATTGTATAATTTTTGTTTATCCAACCATCAAAACATTTTGGATCTCCTTTACCATGCATAATTACTTTACTGCCCATGTAATCCCAAAAGTCTTTTATTTGTTTTAGACTCATTGGTTTACCTTTAATAAAGTCTGGCCAATATTTATGACACCTAATTTCTTTTTTTGATACGTGAGCTGAGTTACCTACGTGTGCAAACTCTATGCCGTGTTGTTTAAAAAACTTTCTCATCTCTAAATCTGAAGGATAACCTCTGTATGTAAATAAAAATGTTTCGTTTGTGTTGTGTATTTTATCTAATAGTTTTTCTAAATTACTTGATGGTGTTCTTAACGTGGGTAAATAATAATGACTGCCAATTATACCTTCTGCAGGTTTCCATATTCTTTGATAGCCATAGTGATCCCATATTGGTTTTATAATAGTCTTACATAATTCATTAATTGTTTTACCACACCTGTGTCCTTGCTCTAATTCCTCTGCTTCTTTGGATAACTTGTGATAATAATCTGCATCAGATCCTGCAAACTCAAATATAGTTTGATCAGCGTCACCAACAAAATAATACTCTTTTGCATTTGTTGCCATTTTATCTAAAGCTTTTCTTTGTGGTATATTACTATCTTGTGCTTCATCAACTATTAACGCGTCTATGTCAGGGTTTACTGCCTTGTCTGTAAACTCTTGTATCATATCTGCATAATCACAAACTTGATTTTCTTTTTTATATCTATCGTAAACTTCTTTCATTTCTATTATAGTATTGACATCATATGGTTTATAAGATTGTTTGTCACAATCTCTCCAATGTTCTGTTAATGACTTGCCTCTACCATAAGCATCTTCTAAATACCTGTAAAACTTATGTTTATCAGCGTTGAATTGAGATTCAGAAACACTTTGTCTTTTAAACAAGCTACTTATCACAGATAAATTAATGTGGTCTTTGTAACTTATAACTTCTTTTTTTGGTAATTTGTTTTTACAATAAGAATGTATTGTGCATATTTTATATTTTAAAGATTTTTTTGTAAGTCCTTTTTCTTTTACTTTTGGTAATTTTAATATTGCATCTCTTATTTCATCCGCTGCAACATTAGTATGAGACAACACTATAATTCTTTCGTGACTAAAATCGTTTAACAGTTCTAAATATTTAGACGTTATAAACTTAGATGTTTTACCTGTGCCTGGTGGTCCTGATATAAATTTAGGCTGTCTCATCTGTTATCTCCTTGTACTCACCATCAATAATTAAATCTTCTTTTTCCATTTTTTGATCTTCTATCTTCCAAGATACGCAAGATTTGTTTTCAAATTTACCGTGAACTTTTTTAGCTTTTAATATTCTTTGTATTTTAATTACTAAATCTACTCTATCTAAATTAATTTTTTGTGAGTTAAGATAGTCCTCAAACTTATCTAAATTAAATTCTAATGTGTTTCTGTGTTGATTAAAATATGGCATACCATAATGTGCTAGTTCTTTTTTGTTAGTGTATGCTTTTACTTGTGTAATATAGTTTTTAAAATGTTTTATAAATCTAGTGTCTTCTCGTGCTTCTTCAACATAGTCTTTTGATTTACTTCTTGCTTCAAACTTTCTAATCATTATCTCCTCAAAGTCTGCTGCTTTCATCTCTGGAATCCAAACACCAGCTTTACTAATTACTGCATCATAAAAAGCTTTTTTATTTCTAAGTGTTGGACCATCTACAACTATTGTTTTTTCTACTGGCTCTCCTTGCACAACTGCATTTACTTTTACAAAATATCTATCACTGCCATACTCTTCTATCTCGCCTATTGATTGTTTTGCTTCCTCACTTGTTGCTTCTTTAATACCAATCCAACTAAACAATGTTGCAATTGTTTTAGGAGAACAACCTATTATTTCGGCTAATTTGGGCATACCATAATTTCTTTGAGTTTTTTTAGATGTGGTTCCCTTTTTACTTCTTTTATCTGCTTCATCATCATTTGATGCTGATGCTATTTCATACACAAATTTATCTATGTCTTTTTCAATCCAGTCTGTGTGTTTTAATAATACTCCTGCTATCGCTGTGCAGTAAGCATCTCTTTGCCCTGCACTCGCATACGTAATACATAGTGCAGTTGATAATGCAATCTTACCAATGTCATTTACTAAATCTCCTGCATACTCTGTTATGCCATTGTATCTTTCCCACTTAACTAATTCTTGTGCTTTACTATGTTTAGATTCTGGAACTATTGTGTATCTTTTTGATTCATGTCTTATTTCACATATGGTTGCACCATGTGGAAAATCTTTAAAATATTTTTCTAAGTCTTTTGGTAAAACAAATTGTTTAAATTCTGCTTTACCTGCCCACCAGTAATGACTTACTGGATTACCTTTTCTACCCGACACTGCATCACATGCTTTTAAATAACTCGGTATAAATCTTTTTGCTAAATCGTTATCTACATCAAGATCTATGTCTTGATCTAATCTTAATGCTATCTCGCAGTGTTTGTAATTTGTTTTCCATTCTTCTTTCGTTATTTTAAAATTTGGGTCAGTATAGTTTGGAACTATTGGTGTCCCTTTCAAACAAGGTATTATTACCCTGCCAAGGTCTAGCCAATCTTCATACGTTATAGGTGGTTTGTTTATCTCAGCCATACAATAAAAGTGGGCGCTTCCACTCTCGCATCCACGCCCACTACCTAGGATATTATAAATCTATTGAAGTTTTCTTTACTTCTTGATTTTCATGTTTGGCCTCTACCTCACCTTTACCTACGCTTACAGCAAAAGTTTTTGCCATGTCGTAAATATTTTTATCAGATACGGGACCAACCTTTGTTACATCCCAACCAAACCATGTTCCTTTGTCGTTAGACATTTGAACAGTTTTTAGATTGTAAATGTGGCTGTATGTTGGCGGAGTAAAAAGTCCATTCTTACCCTGCATTTTAATACCCATCATCATTGAGTTCCACTTTCTGCTCACTTTTAATTGAGTGCCCTTCATGGAAATCAAAGCTGTTTGTGGCGTCTTACCCAAAGCCAACACAAAGTGTTGTGCAGTGTTATCAAGATAATTACCATTTGGTAATCTATCTTTGTAAGATTTATCTCTAGTCGTTTGACTAATGATATCACTGTCTGCTTCGTGGATTGCAACAGGTGCACCAGTGCTAGTGCCTCTGTCTTGCCA